ATATGTTTTGATAATCCTCTATCCGCCCCCAATTCAGCTAAGTGGTTTGCAGCATCTAAAGCATTACAAATTTTCTTTTCTACCTGGTCGTTAACTCCATCTATTAAGTCTCTAATCTGGTATTTTCCGGATTTAAAATCATCTATTGTAAGTTTCTTTTTGGACCAAATTTCATAATTTTGGTTAAATATATCTAATAATGGCAAATGCATTTCAAATTCCCATAAAGTAAAGTAAATATATATAGTTAATTATATTTTCTTCAAGCTTATTCAATCAAAATATCTTCATAATTTGGCAATGCTACACAACGACAGCGAATAGGTTCACCTGGATGGCCACCGCTTGGAGGATCATCCCATCTAAAAGTTTTACCTTGCTTGTTTCTGTGATCTGTTCGCACTCGCTCATCCTTGGCAGTCTGCCATGTATAAGATTCAACACCTAAAGCCAATTGACGTTGCTTGTTGATATTAGAATTAATCTTGCCCATCTGATCGGCAGCAATTAAACGTGCACGATACTCTGTAGATTGACCAAGCTTATATATTTCTAAAGCAAGTTCTTCATTAGTCTGGCCTGTCTGCAAAGCATTTAAAATCAGAGCTTCCAATTTATCCGCATATTGCTGTGGTATCGATTTAATTAAAGATACATTGGCAGCAATACACTGATCGACTGTTAGCTGAATATCACTTGCTTGGTATAAGGGAGTTAGATCAACACCAATAACTGATTTGGTGTGCTTAGCAATTTGATCATCCACTTCTTGCCTAACATCATTTACAACTTTGGTTGCCAATGGGTTTGATGTTTCAGAAACATATCGAAGAATCTTATCTCGTATTTTCGAGAACATCTCACTGAACCAACTATCACCAATATTTTCACCAATTGCTGGTAAAACAATTTCCTTGGTCTGCTCTTGGCAATAGTGAGCGATCCCTAAAAGCTGTCTGGTGTAATAAAGCTCTGTACGGCGATTGACCTTAATCGGCTTTAGCTTTGGCTTTCTGCCTCGTTTACTCTTCTGGATTTGTTGGAGTTGGGGCTTTAGTAGCTGGATTATCGTCGTCATCTGTATTCACCATCGATTCAAGCAACTTGATATGAGCGTCATCTATCACAGAATAAACACCGTCAATTTGTAGCTGACGAGCAATTTGTGGTTCGGTCAAAATACCCATATCTAGATAGCCTTGGTCTCGCTCCTTATTATTTTTCTCTACCTCTGAACGCACCTTTGCATCCAATTGCCACAATGGATTAAAGACCACATTCAAGCCTGTAAATTGTCGACCAAATGTAGATTGGCAAATCACGGCAAGAAATTTTAATAGTACCGGCTTAAAATCCCATACTTGTTTTGTTGCAATCCCATCATAGTAATTACGTGTGTCATGCTCACCCGTAGCATTTAAACCTGCAGGTGATTGGCCAAATAAAATGGTATATGGGATATCTGCAGCGCCTGAGGTTTGAATCGAAAATTCACGCATCATTTCAGGCAAACCACCAAAAGAGTATGATTTAGAATCGTACTCTTCCTCTTTATCCAAAACCAATAGACCGTTAAGACTTTTGAGCAATCCCACACTTAGAAAACGGTCAGTTACTGCTCTAAGATCATCTGTGATTTTTTCAATCAAACTTGGTGTACGGATAATATCGATCTTTGCTTCATGCACCAGGCTTGCAGCACCACGTTTCACACTAGCATGGTCTAATAGGTCGTTATACACTTCCTGTAAGATGCTTTGAGGCTCTTCATTCACGACATCCGCATGGCAAATCTTAATTAACCGGGTGTGGTGAATTCTCTGCTCTGGCTTACCATCATCAAAACGTAACTTGTAAAACTCAGGCTGTTTAAGTAATCCACCACATTCTTGAGGTGGTAAGCACCTAGTCTTATCGGCAGTTATATATTTCTTCTTAATCACAGTGAAAAACTCTAAACGTCCAATTCCAAGCTTATTCAGCTCAAATGGCTGATCTAAAGTTTTTCCGTCTGCTGTACCTAATAAAACGTAAACAACGCCATACAAGCGAGATAGAATCAAACTAGACAGTAATATTTTGTTTAGATTGAATTTGTCACATGCTTCAATCAGTTTTACCAAGTCATTACCTTGAATCCCTTCATAAAACCATCCAGCACGGAGCATGTCACTTGCCGGACGATTTACAATACGACGCGCTAACCAATCCTGATAAACCGCTTCAAGTTGATCATCAGCAATATCACGGCGTACAAAATGTCCATATGATGCCTTGTCTCGTCCTGTGCCGATATTAGACACAAAATTAGTGTAAGCCCCTGCATCGCCAATAGCGTCAGGCTTATTTTTCTTAGCCATAATTTTTCCTAATCAAATACAGTTGGCTTACTTGCAACAGTGTCATTAATCGCATCAATGGTAGGATCCCACTGATCATCATGATCATGTGTCATATCAGCGGTTAATCCTTCTATCTCTTCTACATAGTTCAATAGCCACGGCGCAGATGCTGGCAACATGACCATGCCATCTTCAACATAAAACACTACATCCATTGTGCGTGTGAGTTTATCTATGCTTCGCTGAATGGCTCGGATTGGCAATGTGGTTTGCCTTGAAATGGTTTGAATCAGCGTTGTACCAGAAGCTTTATCCTCAATGGCCATATATCGAAGCTTGCCAATTTCTGTGTTGGACTCTTTATGCTTATTAATAAATTGCTTGGCTTCCTTAATCAGCTCTGGTGCTTCCCACTTACCACGCTTCACATCAATAATGTAAAGTTTGCCATCATGCCCAAGTCCACCACATAGGAACACTGAAAAGTCGTTATGCTCTTTGGTCTTTTGCGCTGTATCAACCCAGATTGCTCGCCATTTTAAAACAGGTAATTTTAGGTACCGACCGAACCATTCAGCTTTAACCAAATCTCCACCAAGCTTTTTAGGTGCTTGCTGATATTGACTGGCAAAGGTGTAACGGGAGACAGTGGCTCCGTCCTTATCTTGACCACCCTTCTCTAACTGCAACAGAGATTGCAATGATTCTTTCAATGGCCAATAACTTTGGCGGCCTAATTCATCTCGTTCAACATCACGCGGGATTTTCCGCTGAATGTTTTCAGGCAATTGATTAATGTAATCATCGTCAATCAATGCAGGTATGCTGATCTGTTCCCATTCACCAGGAACATTACCCGTCATCACAAAGTTTGTTGGATCTTCAACGTGCAAACGCTGCATGATCAATATGATTGGTGTATCAGAACGTGCTTTACGTGAATTGACCGTATTCAGAATTTTACGGTTCGCTTTCCGTCTAGCCGTTTGGCTAAAAGCATCCTCAGGCTTTAAAGGGTCATCAAGAATAATTGCTCCGGTAAAACCATTATTGGCTAAAGTACCGGCACGACGGCCTGTGACCTGTCCACCCATCGATGCAGAATAAACATGCCCTGCATCATAACCATCAACAGTAGTTTTCCAGCTCGATTTTGCATCCGTACTAGAGGAGATTTTTACTGGCCATAAGTTTTGATAATCTTCAGACTTAACAATATTTCGTGCAGTTGCTGAAACATCCTCAACCAGTGATTGAGAATATGACAAATATAAAAATCTTGACCGAGCATTACGTGCAATACCGCGTGCAATAAGATTGGTTAAAAGCTCAGTCTTACCACTACCAGGGGGAACATTAATTACTAGGTTTTTAACCTTTCCAGTTATAACCTCATCAATTTTGTCGGCAATATATTCATGATGCCAATTAACTGAAAATTTAAACCCCATACGAGGAAGAAAAAAACGGCGTGTAAAGAACAAATGCTCCTTTTCACAACGTTCTTGTTCTATCTGCATTTCCAGCAAGCTAGTATTTACTTTCGAGTTCATCCATAACCTGCCTTACTTGCTCTTTTGTGGCAGTTATATAGGTTGAATTTTCACTTTGAAGTGGCCCACCGCCTGCACCGGTTATTTCCTGTTTATTGGTATATTTACCACCTATATCTTCAGCAGCTTGCTTGAGAATATTTAAGGCTGCTACACGATTCTTTGAGTGCTTTTGGTATTGATTCTCTAATCGCTGAAGTCGTACAGCTAAATTTGCTATTGGAATACTTTCAGGTTTACCTAAAAACATTTCACGCGTCTTTTCAAAATCAAGCCTCAATTCTTCACTGAGATTCTCACCTGATCGTTTTGTAGGATCATATTTTTCACATTGCTGCTTAGTAACTTTTATCCCGTAATCTTGGTGGACGAGCTCCACTGTTTCTGACGGTGTGTTAAATACAGCAAGTGACCGAACTATAAAGAGTTTGACCTCTTTTTTTAGAGCTGCCATAAATCATCATCCGTCCACCTACGTCCACCTAAATAGCCAAAAAAAAGAGCCGTTCGGCTCAATTAATTAGACATCTACCGCAGCACTTGGAAATATTTAAATCTGATACAAACGGCGGGTTTTTAGCGACCTCAACCAATCGCTTGACGTTATCGCTTGCTCCCCACCGTTTGACAACGCCTATAAACTCTTCTACATCATGGCCAGCTAAATAATGTTTTGGTAAGCCTGTATAATCGCTATAGAGTATTTCCCCATCTTCATCACGTTCTACACCGATATGGTAAAGCTCATGCTCAATCAAAGCACAGAATTCACGATCGTTCGCACGTTCACAAAAGCTTGCATCAATAGTGATGAGATAAACAGGAACAAATCCAAACCAGTCGCGCATTTGTTGTTCTTGTCTTGCTTTACGCCATCCACCCTGGTTAAACATTACCTTTTCACATTGACCTAATACCATTCTCTTTTTTGCTACGGCGGCAGATGAAGCCCAAGCGAAAGCTAAAAAAGTTTCATCGTCGTGTAATAGCTCTGCTATATGGTCATGGTCGGGATTATGAAGTGCCCCACCAATAGTTAAGTAATTTGTTTTAACCCAATCTTTTAGATCCACGGCGGGTGCCAAGCGAATCGCTTCTTCTTCCTCGGCTTTATCAATAAAATCAGTCGGTGGAAACGGTCTGATCTGTTCCATTTTCTAATCTCTCTAACTGCCCTTGAATCAAATTGATTACATAACCTGAAAGAATCTGATCTGGGTGAAATCGCTCAATTTTATAACCTAACTCTTCTGTTTGATCATAACGCTCAACACTCCAAGCTTTATTGGCTAACTTTCCACTGCGCCCACCAGACCATGAGCCTCCCTCAATTTCAATAAGAAGTCTTAACTTCACGATATGAAAATCGAATCGCCAATTTTTAGTGTGGATTGGTTGAAATTTACGTTCATACCCAATTAATAAATCGCTAAGTTCTTGATGAAGCGTTTCTTCAGCTTCTAAGTAATCCTGCTTTGCTTTAGGTAATGGTCTTGTTCTTGGTTTTGTTTTAAGTGGCTTCTTTTTGGTAAGAGTGGTGTATTGGTTAATTTCCATAAAGGACTCTCCAACAAAAAACCTCCCGGAGGAGGCAAATAAAAACAGTTATTAAATTAAATCATCACCATCTAACAGAAAAAATTAATTCACACCCAACCTGTATGACCTTAACCTCATACCCAATTTCTTTAAATTCCTTCGTTAAATCCTCAATTTCAGAACAACTTATACCGATTGGAAGGTATTCATTTGCGAATTTATCACCACGAGCCACACTATCTAGAATGCTACTAATTAAATTAAATCGGATTTTATGTGAAAAACCTTTATTTAACAAATCTGCAATTTTATTAGCCTTAGAAGCAGAAATAATTAACATAAAAAATTTCTCACCTCCTTGAATGCTTGCTTAAATAAATTATTCTATTGGTAAAAGATTTAATGGAAAAGCTTACCATTTAATTATATGCAATATTCAATTCAAATATTTGATATATAAAATAATAATTATTTAAAAATTAAAACATATTTAAATACATACTCCGTAGAAAACAAATATCAATCA